AATATTAGAACGTGGGCGAGCTAAGCTCCGGCGTAGCTAAGGCTGCTGCGTAGCGTAGTGGTACCGTACCTACCCTCCCAGGGGTACACACCGCCGCGCGTGTCGGAAAATTCGACTCCGATCACCGGGAAATTGTATTAGGTCCCAAAAGAGGAGAGAGAATGTTAACTTTTTCGGCGCACTCCGACGCGCCTCTTAGACACAAAAGCGGGGGTATTTTAGGAAAGGCAAATTATGAGACCCCAATTGATCCCCGATATATTGGGTCCTCATTTACCTATCAGGTCCCCTATTTTTAACCCCCTTTCATCCACTCACCATTTACCCTGCAGTAAATGGTAAAACCACACAGTCACCTGCAAACGTCACCGTTTTAGGTTCCTAATTTATTTTTCCTTTTTTTCCTTCCTCTCAAACGATGACGTTTTCGAGTTTATTTTTTTTTACTTTTTATTTTTTCTCTTTCCCCGGGTTCTTTGTTTCGATCCGCTGCGCTTCCATTTTTTCTTTGATATTAGTTCTTCTTTTCTTCTCGTTTTCTTTCCTTTTCAATTCAGTCCACTTTTTCTTATCCTTTTTCTATCCGTATATACAGGCATATACGTACAAACCCATGTACAAAGATTTCAAACCAACATCACAAAACATGTAATACATCTCCATCATTACTTTATGATATTAATCCACAATCACATAATAATGGATCACTCACAACCACACAACAACACCAAATATCTCACGTTTAGGTCTATAAATTCAGACATAATGATCAATTCCATCACACAAGCAGAAATGACAAGGAGCGGAACAAACAAGCAGGGAGTCAAGTTCACAGTCGACGTTCGCATCATGGGGAACATGAAGATCTTCATTCACATTAGGTTAACATCCACCAGGTCACCAGCGATCATCAAGTATGAAGGGATCGTCAAGTATACGTACGGAGACATGCACGTTCCATTCGACTTCAACGGATTTGAAGGGAATATCATAGCCAATTTCTTATTCGCAAACAACGGAGCAAAGATAGAAGAGATCGAGATAGAAGACATAGTTCAACGACTAGATATACTTGTACTTGAAAACCCAGAGATATTGGGAATGGATGTAATCGAACCGTACGTATTCAATAAGAAGTTCACCGTTTAAATTCCAAACACAAACCATGAAGGACATAATTAAGACAAACAAACTCTTCACACCATACAGAACCCTAACATCACACAGGCCATTATCAAGGCCCAACAGTTCTTATTGGGCTTTAATGATTAAAGCCCAATATAATGGTCTTCTTCTTCAGTCCAACACCATGCGGGACCCACTTTTGAGCACCGATCTCCGCTCGCCCACGGT